GTACTTCAATGGTTTCACTCGTAGTGTAACTGTTAATGCTCCTTGTTTAGCTTGTGGTGGAGATCCTTGTACTGATGTTGACGTTCCTGCATTGATCGATGATTTGATCTATCACTTAGAATTGAAAGCTCCAGGTAACAACCCTGACAACATTTCATTCTCTACGTTTTATCAATTCCAACGTATTGGTAATAATCAAAATGCAATCTTACGTATCTCTGGTAAGCCATTAACTGTTTATGGACAGCCATGTGATATCGCTGCATTCCCTTGGGAGTATGATCGTATGTATTTCAGAACTTTCATCTTCTCTGGTCCAGCTACTACTGCTGACTTTATCGTAGCAGATCCTTGTAATAATGTTGCTTATGTTGAAGTTACTCAACGTGCAACTTATCCATCTGGAACTTCTGGTGAAATTGCTCAATTAGAGAAGAACTTCTATAGCTACCAAGCTGGATATTTGAAGCATCTATATAGAATGAATGGTTACAATGAGAACTTTGAGTCTTGGGTAACTGATGGTACTGTATACAATACCTTCTATATCAAGTTCAACGAGTATGATAAGTCTGCTTATCAGTGGGGTGATTATATTCACGAAGATTCAACTGTAATCATTGCTGCTCCTCAAGCTTTATCTGACGATATCGAAGATATCTTGATTGCTGCTTTAGGATTACCTGCTGATGATAGTGGTCCAATCACTTCAACTACTAGTACAACTACTACTATTTGGCCTTCAACTAGTACAACAACTACCTTGATTCCTTAATAAAAAGCGAGTCATATAACCTATGCCAGAGGGTAAGAGGATAATCTCTGTCCTCTGGCATTATTTTTTAACAGCATGGCAACAACTTTAGATTTTCTAGTATTAAATACTTACAACACTTTAACATTAGGTGTTGCTGATATATCAGTGTATGACATTACTATTGTTTCTCCTACAATAGAAATTGTTATTCCTGGTGGTGATACAGTTTCCCTACCATTCACTCCTAATGATTTTAATGTATTTAATTCTACATCATTGGGGCTTACGCCTGTAGGAGCTACATTAACACCATTACCAGATGGTGTATATTTTATTACATACACTATAAGTCCTGCACTAACATATCATGTAGAGCATAATATTATGCGTACTGCTAGAATTCAGGAAAAGTTTGATAATGCATTTATGAAACTTGATATGATGGTGTGTGATGGTCCTATTAGAACACAAGCAAAGGTTACATTGAATAGTATATATTACATGATTCAAGGATCAATTGCAGCTGCTAATAACTCTGCTATTGCTACAGCTAATAAACTATACACACAAGCAGATATGATGTTAGATAATTTCATTAGAGCTAACTGTGGATGTTCAGGAAATAACTACATAAATAACTTTGTATAATGGCTAATTGTAAAAGATGTCACACTAAGGTGGGATGTGGATGTCAACTAGTAAATGGTTATTGCTCAGCATGTAATTATGCTGTTAAGCAAGAAGAAGAAATAAAACAACAACAAGATGCTAACACCAAGGCTAACTAACTCCTTATATTATGGAAGCATCCCTGTGTTGCTTCAAGATATTAATAATAAACTAGCAGAGCTAGCTAATTATGAATACAACAATATTGTATATTCCTTAAATTATTACATCTCTGGAGAAGTGGTTCAAGATTTATTGAACTATCAAAGAATACTACAGTATAAGCAATGTAACCCTGACTATTGTGCACACTTCACTGTAGAGATGATTGGGAGTAAAGTAATAATCTTAATAAACAAATAATTATATGTCTTGTTTACCAGGAATGCCATGTTACAATGAAGTGATTTACACTAACTCACAACAAGGTTGTGGGTGTTGTGGTGTATCCACTTGCAGTGGTCAATGTGGTTGTAACACTAAAGCACATTGTGGAATAAGTTCTGATGACGTAACATACGTAGGTCCTAACCTTCCACATACAGGTATACAGAATCTTACAGATTTAACTACTGCTATTGAGCAGATAGATGAAGCTATTGGAGGAATTCAACAACTTCAAGGTACATCTGGTACCTCAGGTATTGCTGGATCTAATGGAACAAGTGGTAGAGATGGAACTAGTGGTAGGGATGGAAACATAGGTTCTCAAGGAAGTTCTGGAACCTCTGGTAGTAGTGGTTTATCAGGAACTATGGGAACCTCTGGAACCTCTGGTACATCAGGTAGAAATGGTACAGCTGGTACAACAGGAACTTCAGGTACTTCAGGTTCAACTGGTACAACAGGAACATCAGGAACTTCAGGCACGTCAGGAATAAATGGTATTAATGGAACTATAGGTACATCAGGAACTGCAGGTACATCAGGAGTAAATGGAACCTCTGGTACTTCAGGGACTTCGGGAGTTAATGGATTAACTGGAAGTCATGGAACATCAGGTACTGCAGGCACAAGTGGATTATCAGGAGATAGATATAAAACAACTTCTACTACCCCACTAACGATTGGTTTAGGTTCTGCAGCATTATTTGTTGAACCAGGACTTGCTTATACTATTGGTCAAGAAGTAATAATAATATACAGTATAGGAAACAGTATGACAGGTACTGTTACACTGTATAATACTTTCTTTGGTAACATGATTGTTAATGTTACCTCTATTACTGGATCAGGATCATACTCATCTTGGGTAGTTAATTTAACTGGAATAACTGCTGTAAATGGTACATCGGGTACTGCAGGCACATCAGGAGTGGATGGTGCAGCAGGTACTCATGGTACATCAGGAACCTCTGGTACTTCAGGATCAACAGGAACTACAGGAACCTCAGGTACGTCAGGTGCAACAGGTTTAAATGGTACAATGGGTACTTCTGGTACATCTGGTATATCAGGAACAAGTGGATCTTCTGGGTCCTCAGGAACCAGTGGAACTTCAGGAACTAGTGGTTCAAGTGGTTCTGCTGGTCCTCCTGGTGCGATGGGTACAAGTGGAACATCAGGAACATCAGGAGCTAATGGTACAGGGTTTACAACAATAACTCCAAGTAGTGCTAATTCAGGATATGTATTAGTAGGAAATGGTACAGGGAATAGTGCAAGTGCATTATCAGGAGTATACGTTTCTAATACAGATCAATTAAATGCAGGAGCATTCTATCAAACATCTAGTCGTATATTTAAAACAAATATTAGTAAGTTTAAGAAAACAGCTACATCTATATTAAGTAATGTAAACGTTGTTGAATTCTACTATAAGAACGATTTAACAACCCCTCATATTGGATTTATTGCAGAAGATACTCCTATAGAACTTTCTACATCAGCTCAAAATAGAATGGATACCAATTCAACAGTTGGTTTATTAATTAAAGCAGTTCAAGAATTAGAAGCTAGACTTAAGAAATTAGAGGGTAATGACTAAAGCAACAAACTTTCTTGCTACTGTTACTGATGTTAATAGTGAGTTTCCAGCAAAGGGAGCTGCTGTTCCAAATAGTAATAGATGTGTTATTAAAGATCAAACTGGTCAAACTATAGGATCTTTAGGAGCTACTAACAATTGGTATGTTGATGAATCAGCATCACCATTTGTAACTTATACTAGTCCAAGACTTCCTAGATGGCAAGATTTAGTACAAACTACAACAACAACAACAACACAAGCATGTATACCATTAGTTTATAATGCTCCTGGTGGATATAGTATAAGTGGACCAACTACAGCAGTTGTTGGTAATTTTGGTAGTGGGCCTTTTTATACATATACTTTTATATGTTCCTCAACTATACCAGCTGATTATCCAGTTACAATGGCTTTTCAGCAAGCTGGCCCAGTAATTGTAAATTATCCAGGGGCTCCTCTTACTTCAAATACTATAGTTTGGAATGCTCCTGGTGTATTGGCACCTGGTTATTATGACACTAGACAAGTTTACATGCAGGCTGTTCCTGGATACTGGAGAGTGGGCGTACAGAATGTGTGTACAAATACATTAGGCAATCCTGATTATTTTTATATTAATCCAGAAGCTACAACTACTACAACTAGTACTTCGACATCAACAACTACAACAACATCAACGTCAACAACTACAACTACAACAACTCTTTGTCCCACTTGTACTTATGGTATATCTGTAGGAACAACTACAAGTTGTAGTGGAAATACAGCAACAAAGAATATATCAATAAATTCATCATGTGGTAATTCTGAAGCAAGATTAATAGCAATAGGAAATGGGGCAGTAACTACAGGATGGTTAAATGTTAATTTTGGAGTTGCTATTTATAGTTTTACAAGTGTTACTGTTGGTACATATAAAGTTGAGATAAGACCTAAATCAACTGTTACAACTTGCCCATCTCAATTTGCTCCTAACCCTGATGGTTTTAATGTTTGTTGTAATACAAGTCCTACATGGACAAACACTGGTGCACAGTATTGTGACGGTTGTGCAATAAAACAATTACAAACAGATACAAACTTTTGTTCTAGTACATATAATGATACGCAAATTATAACTATTTCTGCAAGTGATGCTAGTTGTGGAACATGGGGACCACAGACTCAATACTGTCCAAACTATGGAGTGTATCCTTTCCAACTTAGAACACGTGAAACAAATACATGTGGACAAACTCGTAATGATTCTTTAGTTGCAAACTTAAGTCCTACATGTGGATATGGTTGTGGATATTGGGGACTTAGTGTTACATTTAGTGGATACTTTTGTAACAATACAACTAATGGGAGTGGGGTAGTTACAATAAATGTAGGCGTTGTTAATGGTTCATATGAAGCTAGGCTTGTTTCTACAGGAGCTGGTACAACTACAGGATGGCTTGCAGGAAACACTTTTACAGGAGTTTATGATGGAACATATTATGCACAGGTAAGAAGTACATCAGATAATAGTTGTACAGCAAGTACAGTAGGCACTGCTCAAAATTATCAAACTGTATCATGTTGTAGCACCACTCCTGATTGGGTAGATAATGGTGCAGCATATTGTGATAATTGTGTATCTAAACAACCACAAATACAAAATAACCCTTGTTGTACAGATCCTATTCTTGGTACACCACGAGTTATAAATAGTGGAAACGCATGTAACACAACACAAAATTGGCAGAATAGTGGAAATTATAACTGCTATGGAACATGTAATAAATATAATGTAGAAGTACAAACTACCCTATGTGCATCAGGTTATAATACAACAAGACAAGGAACTGTTGTAGAATATTCTAGTACATTCTGTGGGGGATGTTGTGGTCAATCCACTGCTCCTAATTGGGTTCCTTCAGGCGCATACGATTGCTATGGATCATGTAATAAGCAAGTAGTTTTAGTAGATGATAATACTTGCTCTGATACTTCTGGACAAACAAAACCAGGAGATGTAGTACAATATAATTCTACATTTTGTGGTGGATGTTGTGGTCAAGGTACAGCTCCTATTTGGGATCCTGTAGGATCTCCTTATTGTGATCCACTTGGAGGATGTGATAGATATCAAAATGAGGTACAATCTAATCCATGTTGTTTATCTCCTGCTCCTGGTTCTTATCGTGATCCTGTTACAAACTTAGGACCTAACACTGCCTGTGGTAGTTGGTATACAACATACTATTGTGTAAACTATGGTGTTGCACCATATACACAAAGGAGCAGAGAATTAAATACCTGTGTAGGAGGTGTATATCAAAATGATCAATTTGTAACTAATGATAGTCCAAGCTGTGGATATGTGCCACCTCCAACTTGTAGAACTTATCAAATAATAGGATATAATTCAGATGAATATGTAGATGGTACTTATACTAACTGTGCAGGATTCTCAGATAGCTTCTCATTCTACGGAGGTCCAGGTACAGTAGGAAGTGTTTGTGCTCAACCATCAAGTGTTTATATCACAAGCGGCAATGGAGCTGCAAACGATGTAGGATCATGTTAAACTAATAATTAATAAAAAACAAAAATATGAATGTCTTAATAACATTAACAACAGCAGGTGTAGATACAGGACCTTTTAATCTGTATTCAAACACGGATAGTTATGTTACAGCTTTTCAAACAAATGTAGCAAAGTCTCTTTTGGTTGCTGGCTACACAAGTACGGTGGTACCAGCAGGTACAACAACTGTACGTGTAAAGTCTACAGGTACGTGTACTAATTATGTAGATCTTATTATTTC